ACTGATATTCCTCAAGATAAGATTGAGTTCGTATTGTTTGATGGTATTGATGGTGAACGTGCTTTACTTCAATACTTTATGAAACTATGGACAACTGATTATCCTGATGTTGTAACTGGTTGGAACGTTGAATACTTTGATATTCAATACATCGTAACTCGTATCATCGCGTTACTTGGAGAAGAAACCGCAAAGCGTTTATCTCCACACAAATCATTAAAACAAACCTCTCGAGAGATCTTTGGTAAGGTTGCATCAACATATCGTATTATGGGTGTTGCTGTTCTCGATTATATGGATTGCTTTAAAAAGTTTGGTTATAAGTACGGTCCTCAAGAATCGTATAAGTTAGATCATATTGCTTACGCTGTCCTTGGTGAAAAGAAAATTGATTACTCTGAATATGGTTCGTTAACTGGATTATGGGAAGAGAATCCTCAACTATATCTTGACTATAATTTAAAAGATACTCAACTGATTGCTCGTCTCGAAGAAGAGACAGGATTGCTTGCGTTGGTTATGACAGTTGCATATGACGGTGGTGTTAACTACGGCGATGCGTTTGGTACAGTTGGTATATGGGAAGCAACCATATATCGTAAACTGATGAAAGATAAAATTGTTCCTCCACTGAAAGGCGGACCAGGAATGGTTGCTGGTGATCTTGTTGGTGGTTATGTTAAAGATCCTAAAGTTGGAATGCATCCTTGGGTTGTTTCTTTCGATCTTAACTCTCTATACCCTCACTTGATGTTACAGTATAATATGTCACCAGAAACATATATGCCTAATGATCGTGAATACGTGACTCAGGACATGGTACTGAATCGTGAATATAAGAATGATCGTCCTAATGTATCAGTGGCTGCTAACGGTGTTTGTTTTTCAAATAAGAAGCAAGGAATCATTCCTGAAATTATTGATGAATACTATAATAACCGTTCTATTATTAAAAAGCAGATGATTCTTGCTGAACAACAGTTTGAGGTTGAGACAGATCCAAGAGAACTCAAACGCCTAAAGCGTGAGATCAACCAATTGCACAATTCGCAAATGTCAATTAAGATTGCCATGAACAGTCTCTATGGTGCAACCGCTAACAAATATTTCTTATACTATATTAATGAAATGGCTGAGGCAATTACAACAAGCGGTCAGTTAGGTATTCGTTATGCTGAAAAGTCGGTTAATGATTATTTAAATAGAACTCTAGGTACAACTGACCATGACTATATCATCTATATTGATACCGACTCTATCTATGTTGACTTCGGTCCTCTGATTAAAGAAGTATTTGGTACGACTGATATTGATAAAGACAAAGGTGAAGAGTTCCTTGATAGAATCTGTTCAACTAAAATTGAACAAGTCATCGAAGATGGTTATGAAAAGCTTGCGGCTGATCTTGGCACTTATCGTAATGCAATGGTAATGAAACGTGAAAAGATTACTAACAGAGCAATCTTTGTTGCTAAGAAACGTTACATACTAAATACATTGAACTCAGAAGGTGTTCACTATGATACTCCTAAGGTATCGGTAACAGGATTAGAATCAGTAAGATCATCTACTCCTGAGATCTGTCGTGATAAACTCAAGAAATGTTTTGAGATCATTATGAATACTGATGAAGAAACCACTCAAGGTTTCATTAAAGATTTCAAAGAACTGTTTCGTACATTAGATCCTATAGCCATCGCAAAGACTTCAGGTGTTAATGAACTTAAGAAGTACCAAGACAAAGGATCTATATACAGAAAAGGTACTCCAATGCATGTTCGTGGATCCTTAATGTATAACCACTTCCTTAAAGAGAAAGGACTTGACAAGAAGTTTGAAACTATCCAAGGTGGAGACAAAGTCAAGTTATTATATTTAAAGGTACCTAATCCTATTCGTGAGAACGCAATATCGGTTCCTGGCTTATTGCCAAAACAACTTGGACTACATGATTACGTTGATACTGAACTTCAGTTTGATAAAGTATTCTTGAGTCCTATTCAATCAATACTTGACGCAGTTGGATGGTCGGCAGAGAAGGTTAATACTCTCGATGACTTTTTTAGTTAAGACTATTGACATTTATATCAAACTGTGTTATAATATACACAATAACAAATTAACGAGGAAACATTATGAGTGATGTACAAATTGTAAGGCTTACAACTGGTGAAGAAGTTGTAGCAAAAGTAAAATATGATAAAGGATTCTATACCTTAACGGATGGTATTCTTTTAGTCCCAGCTGGTGAAGGTAAAATTGGAATGGTACCATTCGTTCCTTATGCTACTCGTGAACCAATCGTGGTAAACGAAAATTCAGTTATGTTCTTGGCAGAGCCAATGGATGAGTTGAAGAAGCAAGTAATTGAAGCAACGACAGGACTGATCATGCCAGATAGTGGTGGATTAAAACTCGTATGATAGAGATATACGGAAAAGACAACTGCGCATATTGTAATATGGCAAAGCAACTTTGTGAGTCCAAAGGATTGGACTTCGTATATAGATCCTTAGACGTTGATTACAAACAAGAGGAATTTTTTGAAAAGTTTCCAACTGCAAGAACATTTCCACAGATTACAATGGATGGTAAAGCAATCGGTGGATTTAATGAATTGAGAGAATTATTATGAGTAAAGATTGGGTAAAAGACATTGTCGACATGCAGACAAAATATAAAACACACAATTGGGTAGCAAACGCAGATGTGGAAAAGTTGAAAGCGTTTTTGGAATTTAGAGTTAACTTCCTACAAGAAGAACTCGAAGAAACAAGAACAGCTCAAAAAGATATCGACTCCGAAGAAATCGTTGATGGTTTAGTTGACCTTTGTGTAGTGGCAATCGGTACTCTTGATGCCTTCGGAGTCGATCCTTATAAAGCTTGGGACGCAGTTCTCGAAGCTAACATGGCCAAAGAACCTGGAGTAAAGGAAGGACGGCCCAACCCATTAGGATTACCTGATCTAATGAAACCCGAAGGATGGACGGCTCCATCACATGAAGGGAATCACGGTATCCTACCGACATTAAAAGGAGAATAAAATAATGTTAAAAGAAGTATTAGTAAACGCTTTAGTGGCAAAGTATGAAGCTGCCGTTACAGTGCATTCAGCAAATATCATGGTGATGCTTGAGAACGGAGTAGGTGTAGCAGAACATCCTGGCACCATTGAAACGCTTGATGGAGAAGTTAGCCTGCTCGCGGAAGCTGAAGATAAGTTATCAACAGTTAGACGTTTCGCGGCTACAATTCCACCAAAAGTTGTATAAATTATTGATTTTATTAGTAGTTCTTGTATATATAAATTTATATGTTACATTTGTGTAACATGTAGGCAACAGGAAAGAAACATGAAATTCATAACAAAACAATACAAAAAGTTTCATCATATGATGAAAAGTAACAGAATTCAGTACGTTTGGAGAAAAGTTCTCTAAATAACTGAAATAAACCATTGACATTCTTTATGATATAGATTATAATTGTTCTATAAATTAAATAAAGGTTTACATTATGGATAAGTTGACAGAACTACTTGAACGTGCTTTATATAAACATAAACAAGGTAAGTTGTGTGGAGAAAATGATCTCTACAAATCAATCATTGGTTCATTAGGTGAATCAAAGGTTCTTGAACTAACGGAAGGTGAATCAGTCAATGGCGCATTCGACGTCTTGGGTAGCATTCGTTATCCAGGTCGTATCGAAGTCAAAACAGCAAACAAAGCCACAAACGGTAAGTTAGGAGCTTGGAGTTTAAAAGGTAAACACAATAAGTGTGATTGGATGGCCTTAGTTGATGCTTCTTCTATTGAAGATTCTGATTACAGGATATCCATGATTCCTCACGATGTTTTCTTTAAACATCTTCTTACTCCAAACAAGAACGGCAATATTCGAGATGAATTCGTTTGGTCTGAAACCTATAACGAATCTGATAACCTAGCCGTAGAAACAACAAATCTTTTCTTAAAATACGAAGTTCCTATTGACATTATCAAGAATCTTTGATATAATATATTTTTTTATTATGGAGTAAACTATGTCCAAACAGACAAACCCAGTTTCGGTTGATGTACTGCAAGAGTGCGTTGACCTTCAATTGAAAAAGTCGAGAGATTATCAAAATCCAAACTCGACAGTTCAACAAGCCGACTACTATCCTAACGGAATTACAACCATTCATGATATTATGCATGCAAAAATGCTACGTATGAAATCAGTAATGGAAGCAATGCAGTCGGATGATTACGATCCTAACTTTGAGTCCCTTGAAGATTCAGCAAAAGATTTAATTAACTATTCAAGTTTCTTTGTCTCTTACTGTCGTCAAGGTATTAAAGGTCAGGATTCAACTAAAGATGTATTTAACAGGAGTACTAAATAATGAGCAATGTGATATTACCGTCAAGTGACGAAGACAAAAAACGAATCCGTGGTTGCATGGAAGAAATGAGTAATTCATTTACAAGAATGGAATCAGAACGTGATTTTCAAAAAGAAGCTATCAATGCTTTGGCTGAAGAAGTTCAGATCCCAAAATCAATCCTAAGGAAAACCGCAAGAGCTTTCCATAATCAAAATGTTTC